ATGTTAGATTCAGCAGTAAGAGTCGTATTCGACAGAAAAAAGCAAGCAGCTAAAAAGGGATGTGGTTGTCTCGATGTTGTGGTTAATCTTGGCAAGAAGGTGCGTAAATATATAATGGTATGCACCACCACTCCTGAAGAATGGGAGGAAAAATCTCGTTCACTCGACACTTTGCAGGTCATTGACCATTGCAAAAAGATCCTCACCACAATGGAAATTCTCGGTGAGGAATCTACAATCGAAAACTTCAACCGCCACTTCTTTGGTGAGGAAGAGGAGGAACAGAAGGACAGTTCCAACAAAGATTTCATCGCCTACTGCGAGGAAGCCTTGGCAGCTGAGGACATTAAAATCGGCACGCGCAAGCACAAGCAAGTAGTGATTGATGCCGTCAAGACCTACGGCAAACTAAAGACGTATGGCGACTTGACCCCCAAGAACATTCTTGCCTTCGACCGATGGCTGCACAATGGCGAGCGGAGTGACGTTACAATTTATGGCTACCACAAACGCCTGAAGAAATGGGTGGGCGAACTGGCACGATTGGACGAGATACCGCGCAACCCTTACAAAATTGTGAGTGTTACCCGTGGCAAGAGCAAAGAGCGCCAACCTCTGCTCGAAAGCGAATTGAAGAAAATGCGCGACTATCCCTTTGACGGGAAGTTGGAACGGGTGCGCGATCTCTTCATCTTCTCCGCTTATACAGGTCTTGCTTTCTGCGATGTGCAGAACTTTGACTATCAGTCTATGACGGTGAAGGAGGGTGATTTGGTTTTCATTGATGGGAACCGCATCAAGACCGATACGAAGTTCTTTACCCCTATCCTTGCCCCAGCTATGGAAGTGTTGAAGAAATATGACTTCAACTTGCCCAAGATTTCCAACCAAAAGGCAAATGATTACCTTCACTTGATACAAGCACAACTTGGCATCAAGAAGAATTTGACCTTCCACGTTGCCCGCCACAGCTTTGCCACACTCGCCTTGGCGCATGATGTCCCCATCGAAAATGTAGCCCGAATGCTCGGACACGAGGACATTCGGACCACACAGATTTACGCAAAGGTTTTGCGTACCACCATCGAGCGCCATGCCACCGCACTCCAAGGCGCCATCATCTAAACTTTATTCATCATCTAAAACACGATAAAACGTGCCTTTCAATAGCTGCGACATTCCACCCTCCTTGAATGTCGCAGTTATTTTTTCGCAAACATACTTGCCTCCCCTTATATAATATAAGGCACGTGGGTTGGGCAAAGTATCAGACAAAAACGAGAACTGATACTTCTTCTTGCCATCAATTTTGTATAACACTTCGCGTTTCTCCTCCCACATTCCCTCATTCAAGCGAAGTGAAAAAGGCGTAATAAATGCCTGGAACTCATCTGAGACTTCCACAAAATCCACCACAGGGTGCGGCATATACGGCTTGAAATACTGCACCCCGTTCCAAAAGCCCATATATATTTGGTCAAAGTAAGCGTCCGTGTTCTTGTTCTCCCCCTTGGCAATGGTACGGCTTGCCGCACCTTGCGCCAAATCCCCTGCATCGTAGTCAATAGTGTTGGCTGACGTTGAACTGCCAAACACACGATCAGAACGACTACCACTTGAAGAACCGCTCCCATCTTCTGTCAGTGTCCAATTCTCACTGCTTCCCATCTCGCCACAATTCATGAAAAGCATATTGCCGTGACTGTCTCCCGTCCCCTCAATCCAAGCAGGCACAATTTTCAGTTCCAAGTCCTCTGCATTCTTGTCCGCAAAGCGTTCCCCATAGGCATTGACAGGAAGCAAACGATTATAATAGCGATACCACTTCGTTTTCGTCTTGTCTGAAAAGCCCGAAGTACCCTCCATCACAAACTCCGACTTGTAGCAGTACATGACAAAGAATGTGCGGTTTTCCTTGACATAAAACAATTTGTGTCCATCAGAGCCATATTTGTAGCCACGTACATACTGCGTGCTGCTGGCATTCGGTCTTGTTTGCCTTGTGTACACCCCACTTATTTTAAGCGACTTTGCCGCCTCCAACAAATCTGCCATTTTATCATAAACCTTGGCATCCTTGCCATATTTGCGAATGTACCAATCGCACGAATGGTACGCCCAAAGCAAACTGCCATTGTCCTCATACTTCACATTCACGCTACCCAAGTATTCCGACTTATCCTCCTGTGTGACTTGGGTGGTATAACTATCCACCACCTTGTCCAACAGGACCTCATTTGCTTCCGTGGCAATGGCATCAGAGAATTTGAAAGAAATCGTTTTCTGCTTGTGGTTGATGGTAAAATCCCCAAACAGAAACTTCTCCAACTCTTCAAAGAACTCCGTCAGCGTCCAATGTGGCAAAGCAAGTGCAAAGTTATAAGCGCCCCATGCCGCAGGCAAGGTGTTGCATATAAGGAGATTAACAAAGGCAGAGTTTTCCAACGCCATGAAATCCCACTTATAACCCACCTGCTTGCATATCCTGTAAAGGATATACAGCAAGTAAGGCTGAAACGACAAAGCCTGTGCTCCCGTTTGCGCATTGGTTTCATGCGGCCAAATAAATTCATTCTTTTCTGCGCTCCACACCATTTCATTCTGAATGTTTCCCGAAGTGTTATTCACCCAGGGCAACGGGATCCAGAAATTATCCGGGTATGGGCGCATGTCGTCCATGCAATGCCCTGCAACCGCCACGCGGCTTGTGGGATAGCCCAAATCCAGCTCATTCAAATAAATATCGTCGAATGTCTCATCAAAGTTTTGCTCACTGCGTCCCTCCAAGAATTGCGTCTTGATTTCCACATCAGAAATTTCCGTAATGGTGATGGTGCCACTCCGATAAAAGTCACGATCGCGAATTTCGCAATCGAAAACCACCTTGTTCTTTGCCACATCTGCGCGGTGGATATGCCCAAAAATCGCTATATTTTGGGCACACCCTCGCAAAGGAAAAGTGATCGTCAGCGTATAGCTGTCACTTCCCGTAAATAATCTATTCTCAGCAATGAAGTCAAACGATGTACCTTCCTTCAATACGGCTTGTTGGTTGTTGATGATGATTTCCATAAGGCTTCTTATTTGCGTTTTGATTTAGGAGACTTGTTGCGCATGAGTGTATCATACTCATCTTGCGCTTGCTTGATACCCGTGTCCCCTGTCACTGTGTTCACGGTGACAAAAGGCTCATTCAGCCGCTTGCTCAACTGCGACATGGTTCTCTCATAACGGCTAAGTACAGCTGCACTCTGTGCCAAAGCTGCCGAAGCGACATTGTCCGTGGGAGCTTGAATAATTACAGGTTGCGGTGAAGGCGAAGCCACCGCACCTGTTCCCACAATTGTTCGTGAAACATCATCGGCTCGCAAGGATCCGATGGTGTTCGTTCTTTGTGCATAGTCCAGCGCATTGATGAGCGGACGAGCCACAGGTGATGCGAGCAACTTTTGCGATGCCACCCATTCCCCGGCATGAACTACGCCCACTTCTTCGTTTACTCTGCCTTGCGGAGTAAAACCACCTTGTGCATATCCTTGTGCCTCACTTGCCTGTTGTTGCTTTTTGATTGCGGCAATCTGTATCATGCCCGCAGCAATAGCCATAGCCGCTGCAATAGGTGCCATGATATAACCGACCACAGGAATAGCCGCTGCCGAACCATAAGCAGAGATCGCGTTTTGGGCCGTCTGCGCCACAGCTTGAATGACCTGCATGGCAAACAACTTTTTGTTCGCCTCGTTCTTCGCCTTGGCAAGGGCGGCTTGCTTCTCCTTTTCAAGCTTCGCCACCTTGTAGTTGTTACCTTCTGCCGCAGAAATCTCCGCTGAATAGCGGGCATTGATGGCGGCAGTTTCCTTCTCGAGTTCCGCCTGGACGAGAGAAGAAACGCCACTGAATATCTCTCCCATACCACTCATGACAGTGGAGAACGATTGCGTAACGGCTTGCCCGGCATCGCTCTCCAACCAATTAGCCAATTTCTCATTGGCTTTCTCCATGCCATTTTTTGTGACGCCAATACTATCAATGGCATATTTTTTACGAAGAGCCAACTTTGCTTTTTCAAAAGCTTCCTCAATGCGCAGTTTCTCTGCCGCATTGTCGCCAGCGGCTTTTACTTCAGCATGATATACCTGTTCCAAAGCAGCCATATCACTATCGTATTTAGTCAAACGTTCATCAGCATTTGCCCCAAAGTACTCCTCTTTGAGCTGCTGTTTCACTTGTTGCTGACGTTGGATAATCTTCTGCTGATTGGCAAATACTTTGTTCTGATATTCCTTTTCAGCTGCAAGTCTTTCCTTGGTGCCTTTCTTGCAAAGCTGCACCACTTTGCGAAGATGTTCCAGTTCAAGCAGTTCCACCGCATCTTCGTAGGTCTTGGTATCAGAAAGTCCATCAATATAGCGTTGCTTCAACTCCGCGAGCTGGGCATTATACGCTTTATCTTCTCGTTCGCGAGAAGCAGAAGTTGCGTTCTCCTCCTGTTTCTTCATAGCCTCCTGGTACTGCGCTTGCGCCTCCAAAAGGTCCTTAGCAGAAACGTCAGAACGCTCCATCTTCTTTTTCCAATACTCCACGTTGATCTCGTCCATGCGTGCAGTGTATTGCTCATAATCCTTCTCACCTTTGGCATACGCAATGCGGTTCTTGGCTTCCTCTGTGGCTTTCCAATCATCGGGAGAGTTTTTGCGGTCAGCCTGCTTTTTCTTTGCTTCCGCCAAGTTCGCTTCCGCTTCGGCTTTCTCTTCCTTGGTGATTTTCTTGTTTTTGAGAACACGAGCGTAGTACTCTTGCTCTATCTCCTCCATGCGCTCCACATAGGCTTCATAGTCCTTCTCACCCTCCATGTATGCTTTCTTGTTGAGCGCATTCTGTTCTTTCTGCCAATCTTGTTCCGCCTTGAACTTGTCCGACTTTTTATTCTTCTTATCATCGTCCACCACAGGCACACCGCCACCACCTCCACCAGTGTTCGTGACGACAGGTTTATGATTGGTTTCCTCGGCAGCTTGTTTGCCGAGATCATCGCCATAAGTGTCTGTAATAGCTTTCTGACGTGCATTCAACTTTTGCAGTTCCTTGCGTTTGCTGTTCGCTTTACTTCGTTTGCGTGCAGCTTGTGAACCATTGGCAATACCGCTGTAACTCGCCATTGTTCCGCCAGCAGTACCATAGCTATACATCGTGTTCGAGCTTGCCGATTCGATACTTTTTTGTTTGGCATCATACGCATCAGCTTCCTCGTCCAGTTGTTTAATTTCCATGGTAAGTTGCGCCTTTTGTTTGCCAATCTCTTTGAGCATATCTTTTGCTCCCTCAATCTCATACTTTTTCGTAAGAGAAAGCAGATATGCGTCCAAAGCTTCCTTGTTCTCCTTGTACTTACCCGTGGTCGCGTCCAACTGCGCATTATAATTGGGTATTATCTTATTGAGTGCTTGCACCGCCTTTTGGCGATCGTCCAAAGAAAGTTTCTCATTACGCGCCACCTTAACCAAGGCATCAATCTTGTTCTTCTCCTCCACAATACCTTCCTGACCTTTCAGGCGAACAGCAGCTAAAGCCTTTTCGCCCTCGGCAGCTTCATTCACTTTTTTAGTCATCTTGTAAATGCCATAGCCAAGCGCCACAGCAGCAGCGAGCAAAACACCCCAACCCGAAGCGAGAGACAAACCTTTTCGCTTCAAGTCCACCATAAGCGAGGACTGACGCGCCCAATTTCCTTGCAGCTTCGCCAATACCAAATTGAAAGCAATATGTCCAGCTTGCAGTGTGTTCACTACTGCATGGTACGCGATAGCCGTACCCTTGCACACGGCATGCCATGCCGCTTGTGCTTTAAGAGCTATCGCATTGGCTTTTACTGCGATGGTGTAAGCTACCACCATTGAAGTCAATACGATAATAGCTTCCTTGTTTCTTGCAAGGAAGTCTATTGTCGTGCTCATAGCTTTCAGTGTGAGCGTTGTAGTGCTGATAACGTGCTTCATGACGGGCATCAGTTTCTCACCCAATTCGATAGCCAACTCCGTGACGCGCTTTCTTGCCTTGTCCAGCTCCGCCTCGACAGTCGAGTTCTGCACATTAAACTCGTTCGTCACCGATGTGGCATCTTCAAACGACTGTGTCGCTTGTTCCTGTTGCCACTTCACCATTTCCACATTGCCGGCTAAGGTCGCCAATACTTGTGAAGCACGGGCGCCATTCTCACCCATGTTTTTGAAAACAGGAGCGAGTACGTCCATGTTGCCCAACTCCTTCAACTTTTGAAGGAGCATAAGCAGTCCCTCGTTGGTACTGCGTTTCAATGCCTTGTTGAGTTCGTCCAAATCCATGCCCGTAGCCTTTGCAATCTTGCTTGGCTCCTTGAACAAGTTCATGATGAGTTGCGAGAGAGCCGTTGCAGACATTTCACATGCTTGACCCTGGCTATCCAATACCGCAGCAAAAGCCATAATTTGCGGAATAGTCATACCCGCTTGTGCGCCCACACCCGCCATGCGCTTGCCAAACTCAGCGAGGTAGCCCGCAGAAGCCGTACAATTTTGCGAGAGGTCGTTGATTACTGAACCGACAGCGAGCAAGGATTTTTCTGTACCAAGTCTCGCTTCATCTCCAAATATGTTGGTGAGTTTGGAAAGCGTCAAAGTTGCCCCTTCTCCGAGTTCATCCAATGCCACATTGATTTGGTCAGCTGCCTTGACAAATCCCAAGACATCTTCTTTAGAAGACTTTCCGAGTCGCCCCGCTTCCTCTGCGAGCTTGTTCAAGTCTTCACGGCTTGTACGGGTGTCCATCTTCTTAAAATCCTCATTCAGTTCCTTCACTTCGTCATCAGCCAACCCCGTGAACTTGCGCACATTCGCCATTTCCGCGTCCATCTCCGCAAAAGCGTTCACTGCCTTGCGTCCTGCCAAGACAAGTCCCGTGCCGACCGCAGCCACCCCTGCAATGATGTTGCCCCACTTATCCACAAAACCATTGATGCGGTCCACAAGTCCCACATTCTCCTTTTCGGTTTCCCTTAGCTCCTCATTGACCGAAGCCAATTCAGCCTTTACGCGCTTGATACTCTCACACTGCTTGTTCCACTCTTCCGTACCGCGTTCGATGCCGTTCAAGGACTTTTTGAGTTCCCGAAGCGTACGAGAGAGTTCCTTGGGACTTGCCTTATCCAGTCTCTTCAGTACATTCTCCACCCCCTGGGTTGTACTCTCAATCTGCCCAATCTGGCGGCGGGTCTGCTTTAGTTCACGCTGGAATTTCTTCAGCTGGACTTTATCGCCCGCAGCTGCTGCTTTTGTTATTTTATCTTCGAGGTCGCTCGCTTGCCGTTTCAACTGTTCGAGCATATTTTGTGCCTGTTTGCCGTTCACCGTGAGCGTGACCGTAGCATTTGCGTTGATGTCTGACATAGTCTTTCCTTTTTGGGTGTTATTATACGCACAAACTTAGCCATGCGCCAAAGAAGCAAAAAAGACGATGTATCAAGGCTTTTTCACTCCCGAAGTGGGCGTGATTTTTGAAGAAATCCGCTTTTTGTTAAGTAGTAGCAAAACAAAAGCCTTGATACAGAAGTCTTTAGGGGATTGTTAAGGGGTTTCCCCTTAACCCCTCCGTCGGAAGACCCCCCGACCGCCCTACATCGTCAAACCACGACCACCCCCACACCAAAGCGGAATATGTAAACATATCTTAAATAATACCCTTCTTTGAGTTCCTTCACCCCGACAAAAGTCCCCAAAATGCACGAATGCCGAAAAGAGAGAAAGCGAAGAACATACAGAAAGAGCAACCAACGCACACACCACACCCACACAACGAAAATGCCCCGAAGTTTCGCAAATACCACGATTGCACACTCCAAGTTTCTCATGTGCATAGGTGCCAAGTTTCCGCACACCCAACAAAGCACCCCGAAGTTTCGCAATGCGCTCAAATCCAAGGTTTCTGACTATCTAAAACGACCCTCCAAGTTTCGCAATGTCTACCCAAGCCCCCAACTGACACTTTGCAGTTTCTAAACCTTCAAAATCACCTTTCAAGGTCTCAAAAAGTAACAAAACGACACCCCGAGTTCCTTTATACTCATGAGGTTCGGGAGTTTCTGACTATCCAACGCCCTCAATGCACCCGACCACCCCCCCGAAGTCTTTCGGGGTCTCTGATAGCCTCCAAAATCCGCTACCTTTCAAGGGAAAATTTCACACCTTGGGGTCTTGACCGACCACCACCCGCGCCACCGCGAACGGGCGGTAATCCGTCTGTGTGCGTGCCGAAAAATGCCTAACACTTTAGCAGATGTTAATCTGCCATAGTGTTAGGCACTTGAAGGCACGTACTCAGACGACCGCTGACGGGCATAAAAAGTGTGTTGTCGTGTTTTAGCGGACTTGTCCGCCATAGCACGACAACACGCTTTGTTGCCTAAAAAAGGCACGCTGTGCGGTAAAACGGACTGGCGAGGCACGTAGCCTGTCCGCCAACAATAGAACCAACATCTTCTTTCGAGGTACGAGAAAGGTGATGTGGGCTTAACGGACTGACTTTGAAGCATGAAAAGTAGGTCCGCACATGAAAGAAGCCCAACCTCCCTTGAAGCATGAAAGGGTGGATTGGGCTTGAACGGAATGGCTTTGAACCCTGAGAAGCCTTTCCGCTAAAACGTGGGCTAATCTCCTTTGAAGCATGAAAAGGTGTTTAGCCCATTAAAGAAATTCAAGCATCGGAGTCCCGACGATGGCACCACCAAAAGGCAGCCAAGGCTGCAAGGAATACCAAGGTCAAGATTAACTTGACAGGAAAAGTCCATGGTCTCGCCATGGACTCCCTCTGCTGAACCATGTTGGCGGAAGATTGCCGAGTCGCAGCGAGGCTGTCTTCCTCATTTGTCTCTGTCTTGGCGCTCTCCTTTCGGCTTGACGAAAGGTGTGCGCCATAGATACGAATGGATTGCGGCTTTTGCTGGGAAGACTTTTGCGCCTTGGCGTTAGAAGCACCTTGCAGCGCATGGGGAGCTTCGATAGTTGGAGTCTCTGCTCCAACCCCGAAGCTCACGATGCAGCTGTCGAACAAAAGTTCGGTGTGCCGCCACACCGAATCAATGCGTGACGTTTGCCACTGATGCCGCTGCACTTGTACAGCGGAGTCCGTGGCAAACGTGTTCATGCTTGTGACTTTGTGCGTACTGCGGCACGAAGTGAGTAGACACAGCCACATGATTATGGGAAAAAGACTGGCTTTCATAGGTCTTTCTGTACATTGAATGATGGGCAAGCCTTTGCCGCGAACTCATTATGCCCATGCACAGTTGCATGGGGATAAACGAACTGAAGCTGCTGCACGAGTTGGCGAAGTGCCTGCTTCTGTTGTGGCGTGCGTGTGTCCTTGGGCGTTTTTCCGTCCTTGGCCACACCACCAATATAGCAGATGCCAATACTATTGGCATTATGTCCCAGGCAATGGGCGCCAGCTATATTCTCGGCACGTCCCTTGTGGACGCTGCCGTCCCGATAGATGACATAGTGATAACCTATGTCAGCAAAATGGCGTGCCAAGTGCCAACGACGAATGTCCTCCACCGTGAAGTCCTTGCCTTCGGGGGTGGCAGAGCAATGAATGATAATTTCAGTGATGCGTCGCATAGTTTAGGAGTTTAATAAGTTTAATGAGTTTAAGGCTGCACTTGGGTGGGCTTTTGAGGTTGCTAATTGAGTTTCTGCTCCTCGTCCTTGATAGCCTTGTCAAGCGTTTGCATGATCTTGCCCTCAAACTGTGTGACTTTGCGTCCATAGTAAATGCTTACTCCGAAGATAGAGCCTGCATAGATCAAACACTGCGAGAAAATCCACAGGACGGAGTCCGAGATTTCGCCTTTGGGCGGTGTGATGAACCCTGCGACTGCAAGGGCATAGCCGCCTACGAGCATGGCGAGGGCGGACCAAAATTGAATAGAGACTTTATGCTTTGGCATAGTTTATAAGTTTAATGGATTTATAAGTTTAATGATTGACGCCCAAATAGGCATTCAACTTGCTTTCAATCGTTTTCATCTTGCTTTCCAAGTCGTCCACGCGCTCACCAAGTGTCATGATCATGTTGTAGAGGTTTACCAAGTCTGTTGAAGTGGCGTCCAGTGTCTTTTTATCCTCCTTGCTCATGAGACCGTCCGTTGTGGCACTGGCCAACGGAATGGCGTCCGTGTAAAGCGCATTGAACTTCATGCCGAACTGCGAGAGCACGTACTTGTTCGTGTTCACGTCCCATGCCATGCGGTCAGGGAACAGACAGCCCCAGTCCTCGGCATAGCTTATCGTCTTGCGGTCGCTGCCCGTAAAGTAGATGGCACGCTGGAACACCTTGGCATGGTTGAATATGATTTGTCGGCAGTAGTCATTCTCGATGTTCTGAAAGAGCGTGATGCTCATGTGCTTCTGGTACGTGAGGTGCGCCACCACTATTTCGGCATTGCCCGAAATTGAAGGGTCGCGCAAGGCATTGAGCGCAGCTGTTTCTTCCAAGAAATTGCCCAACTCCTTGACGCGCGTGTTCAAAGCCTTCTGCACATCGGTCACGGCACGTGTGGTGGTCAATCCCGGCACACTTGCCGTAGCCATAGGCAGTGTGACGCTGAACAACTGCGTGCCTGCGGCATTGTTTGCCGCTAACACGCGCGAACTGCTTGTATAAACAAGGGAAGTGGCTATGGTATCTGTGACAGCGGACACCGCCTTGTCGATGGTGCAGACGTGGTCATAATACTTGTTGAGCTGCTGCACCTGTGCAGCGGTCATCACGCCCGCACTCGAAGAGGTGGCGGCAGGGAGGGCAAAAGCATTGTCGATGCTTTTCAGTTCCCCCGTGACCATGTTCAGGAGCGTGGCAGAAAATGCCACACTCACCTTGTTCACGTCCCCCAACTTGAAGTGCTGAATGACTTGTTTGGCTTCACCCAACTTGGTTTTCCATGATTTTAGGGAAGCAATGTTTGTGTTGCAGTTGGAAATGGAATGCTTTGCCTCTGTCATGTCCTTGGTGCAACTTGTAAGGCTCTGCACCTGTGCAGCGGACATCACCCCGGCTTGTGCGGTGGTGGCGGCTTTGAGGATTACGCTGTCCGCCTGTCGTTGCAGCACGCCACTTGCAGTATTGCCCTGAATGACGGACAGACAGACCTTGTCTGTGCCGACTGTTCCGAGGCTGATGCTCTGCAACAGCGTGGAGAGTTTCAGAAGATTGGCTTTCCAAGTCGTGAGGGACTGCAAGTCCGTGTTTGTTGCGGCAGCAGAGAGCAAGTCTGCCAGGGCTTGCAATATCACGCCCAAGTTCTCGGGCGTGATGGCGGCTTCGGTGCTTAATGCCCGAAAAGCCGTGATTTGCTTGGTTATGTTTATCGTATTCATAAGCTAATGGTTGTAACGTAAATACTTATCGTCCAAAGATTGGGCTACCACGCCCACAAATTCTTTGGCCATGTTGTCGGCAAGGAAGTCCCTTAGGTTCATGACGGAAGCATAATACTTACGCGAGAACCAAGGCTTCTTCTTGCGCTTGCGCTCCCTGCCGATGTCCCCATTGTTGCCTCGTGGGATTTCCTTACCCGTACCAAAGTTCTGCCAAAGTCCGTACTCTAAAAAAGACTGACTTAGTCCGAGTTCCATAAACCGCCCGTCGGCACGGAGCGGTAACGACTTGGGCGAAGCGAGCAAGGCACCTGTGTCAATCACATCGAGCAAGGTTATTTGCTCTTTCCATATTTTGAGCATGGTTTCGTTGAAAGCCGTGACGAACTTTTCGCGTTCGGAAAAGGCACGTTGCTCGGCATCATTCGTTGTTCCACTCATCGGCATTAAATCTTAAATCCGTAAACGTGTCCACAGCAATTTGGAAATAGGCACAAGCGCAGCCCGAAAAGAAATACTCGTTCATTTCGTTGAACGTGATACGTTCATCAAGATAAATGCACGATTGTTCTAATCGTGTCCGTTCAAGAATGAGTTGGCTCATGAATTGACGGAACACTTCTCTGAGTGTTTCCATGCAGCTGAGCCTTGCCTCCATGTCATCAATGGCATGGCGCATGGCAAGGAAGATGGTTTTCACGCGCCTTGTGCGTGGCGTGTTGGCGAGAGCGATATAGCCTTGGCTCATGTCGCTCACGCAGACAAAAGCCGTGGTGCTTTGCATGGCTTGCAGTGCCTCTTCAAAGCCTTCCAAGCCCGACACGCGACAGAAAGAAAAGCCTTGTGCGGTGGCGAACTTGTTGCGTGTAACCAAATCTTGAAAGAATGCCGTAGCATTCCAAGAGCTAAGTTTTAAGTTCATAGGTTATGAGGTTATAAAGTTACTTTAGTTGGTTGCGCATCTCCTCTGCCTCTCGCGCCTTGGCATCAAGTTCCGTCAAGGCACGCCAACAGTCCATTTGCAGAATGGCTGCTTCCTTGGTGATGTCGCCCCCTGTGAGCGCACGGATTTGTGCGTTCATCGCCTGTCGGAGTTCCTCTCCGACGCCCAAATCCGCACTCCCCAAGAGATTGCTTTTCTCTTGGGGTATATTGGTGAAGAAGTGTGGGAACATACGGGTGAAGTTCGCTTTGACGGAAGCGAACCAATAGAATACAGAAAGCAGTTCTGCTTTCTCCAAACAAGCTTTGTCCGAAAGTTTTGGATAAAGCAAATGCGCCATCTCTGCAAGGCATTCCATGCTTTGCGTGTGCAGGAAGCCTTGGTAATAGTTCTCGCAAGCGAGATAATCCTCAAAGGGAACGGCTTGCAAATCGGCAGCGACTGCCGATGCACCGCCAATGACAGAAATGCGCACAGGCATGGGAGCGAAGCTCTCCAAGAACGCGAGTTGTCGCGCAGCAAAGGTGATTTGCCAATCGGCAAGCACCACTTGGCGTTTGCTTTTTCTGTCCTTGACCAAACAGGAGTGTTTGTCTGCATGACAAAGCACAACAATTTCAGCCCATTTGCAAACGCAAAGGGCTAACACCTCATTCATCGGCAAATCGCGTGCGACTTGTCGGAAGAAGAACAACAATTGTTGGTCGGACAGTTCCGACCATGACTTGGGCAGAGAAATAGAAAATGCTTCCATACCGCGAAAGTATGGAAGCAT